GTATTGATTCGCAGCCAGTCGGTGAGCGGAATCTTTTCCATACCGCGCAGCTTGACCTTGCGCGCGCTCTCAACGTTGAGGAAGCTCGGCTTCCCACTGATGTTAGAGACTGACGGATTGGACACCTCCAGAGCGAAGTTACCGTCAACGTACAGGTAGCCGCCGCATACTTCTGCACCGCAGGACTGCATGTGAACATTGCTGCTGGTGCTAAGATATGCAGTATTGAACGGCCCAGTGGTGCCGATAAATTCGTAGGCGTTTCCGCTGTTGTTGTCCGAGGCGCAGCCGATCAGGCACGCATAAACCGTCTGATCCTTGATGCGGTAGCCAGTGACGCCGTCCTTGGCGTACGAATTCTGGACGACAAACGAGGTTCCTTTTAGCTGGTAGCCGAGCGTGCACCAGCGCGCCTCGCAGCTATTCAGTTGCATGATGCCGGCATACAGGTCGAAGCCGGTGGCGAAATGCCAGCAGGCGACCGACTCCAGAATGACGTGCGGCCCGAAGTTTGCCATCTTCAGGCCGGTGTTGGTGTTGGTCGTGCCTCCCTCCTTGCTGATGGTGAGGCGCTTGATCGTCAACCAGCCGTAGTAGCCAGGCAAACCGGTATTCACAGCCATGCCGTCGAAGTCGCCCGACACGCTGATCTTACTGATGATCTGGTTGTTGATTTCAGCCGACCCGCCCGCGCCCTCAATCACCGTGTCCTGGTTGATCGTAAGCGTGGCCGTGGTCTTGTAGGTGCCAGCCGGAATGAAGATGCGGCGGATGCGGCCATTGAGCGCGGCTTGGATCGCTGCCGTGTCGTCGGTAGTGCCATCGCCACTCGCACCGAACCAGCGCACGCTGACAGGGCCATCGAAGCGACGTTTCCACCGCTTCCCGTTACTGGCCATGATGACCGTGCCGCCATCATCAGCAGTCGCAGTGTCCGAGTCATCGCGCACGAACATGCCCGCGATACCCGAAGGTGCAGCCGTGCCAAGATAGCCCGTCACATACACGCTCTTGCGCGGCCCGGTGTAGGCGCGCAGGACGGTGTAGTCGGCCAGTTGCAGGGCATTGAAGCTGTCGGCCACGGTTTCGCCGCCGTTGCCAATTTTGGTTGAGCCGGTTGATGCTGCTGCTTGTGATTGCGTCAGCGGCGGGGCGTCGTCGGGGTCGTATAGCTTGATCGTGCGCGTAAAGCTGCCGATCTGCGAGCTGGCGAAGTACACCGTGTATTTGCCATTGGCCGCGTAGAAGCCGAAATAGCCGTTCTTGTCGGAGGTCAGCGGCTGCGCGAGTGGCGTTACGCCATCATCAGAGTACAGCGAGGCCGAAATACCGTTGCTGTCCTTGACCGTGATCGACACGCCCAGCAGCGGCTGCAACTGACCGTTGACCCGCGCGGTGAGGTTGTCTTCGTAGATTTGCATGATTCCTTCCAGCGCCTCACGGCGTTAAGTCGGTGTCTTGTGTTACAGCCTGCCCGGCCAGATGCGAAACATGGCGTTGTCGCGGTCTTCCACCACGGCTTTGATGTGCTTTTCCTCGGCCATGAACTGCTCAAACGTGATGCCTCGCTCGTTGCAGTACTTCTCAACGATCACAAGCGGCAGCTTTGCGACGTGCTTCACATCGGCAGAGCCGTGCAACCCTTCGTTGTGCAGTGCCTTCGCGTATTCCGCGATCTTTGTGCAGTCCTGCGAACGACCGACATACAGGCGGTCAACCTCGGTCTTGAACGTTGTTGCGAGCGCCGACATCAGAAGCCCTCAAGCGGCGCAATATTCACCGTGCCAGCGGTGGTGTCCTGGATCACGGCGATATGTGTCAGGCCAACAGCTACGGCCAATTTCACGGCATCACCGGGCGCCACCATCAGATCGCCAGCAGCAGCAGTCACACCAGCGGTGCCCAGCTTTACGTGTGCGGCAGCAGTGGCAGACACGCGGACGGAACGTGCTACTTTGCCTGCACTATCCTGCGGGATTGCCACGGCGGCGGACGATTCACCCGAGGTGACGCTGGCGCCGGTTGCAGTAACGGTAATCATGCTCATTCGAACTCCCTATTAATGCGCCAGCCCCGAAGGGCCGGCGCTTGGGTTACTGGATCAAGTGATATCCGCGATCAGGCCGTGAGCCTTCGGGTTCTTGCATTCCAGGGTCAGCTCGATGATGATTTGCTTGCGCATGCTGTCGCCGGTCTTGGCCAGATCCGACACCTCCCACGGACGCAGGACCGAAGCGGCCAGCTTGTCCGGCTGCAGCAGGAAGATGTCGCGCGAGCGCTGCTGCAGGTTGACCATCGCCTTGTACGTGCCGAAGTCCGACTTGTACACGTCGATGGATGCTTGCAGCTCGGCGTCAGCGTCCTTGAAGCGGGTCGAATTGCCGGTGAAGGTCGAGAAGGTCTGCTTCTGGGTGGTACCCATCATCAGCACGGTCGGGCGCCCGCCAGCGGCATAGCACTTCTGGCCGATGTCCTTCAGCATGGCTTCAGTGAAGGTGCGCTGGGTGCCATCGGTCTGCGCCACGTTGGTGGTGTAGTTCGGCGCCACATAGCCGGTGCCACCGTTCACGTTGTCGCCCATCCAACCCACCAGACCGCGCAGCTGACGCGGCGAGGATGCGGTGACGCTGTTGCGGGTGAAAGCGTACTCGATGTCCAGCTTCAGCTCTGCCGACTTCTTGGCGAGTTGGTAGGCCATCTCCGACTTGCGACCAGCTTTGTCCACGGCCTCCTGGGTGCCAGACACGCTCGCAACTTCCTTCAGGATCTGCGTGGTGTTCTTGAGGCGCACAGTCGGGGTGACTGCGGTTGCGGTCGAGTCGTCGCCTTCGGCCTGGGCGTTCGCGCCAGCGGCACGCAGTGCGTCAACCTGCCACTCGTGGGTGATGCCGGTCGCCTTGTTCTTGGCGATCATCGAGTACAGCGGGGTATCGCTCGGCGTGATGCGGTCGATGAAGTCGGCCAGATCCTCGCGGTTGCCGATGGCCGAAGCCGAGGTAAAGGTATTGGTAGGTGCTGCCATTTTCGTTCTCCTAACGCCTCACGGCGTATGAAAAGAGGTTGTCAGATGAGTTGCGCGAAGACTCCAGCGGCGGCAGAGAGCGAACCTCCCGATGCCTCCATCTGCTTCATTGCGCGCGTCCGGCCATCGGTCGCTTTCGGTGCGCTTTCGGCATTGCCGGGGCGCTCGACCTTCGTAGGCAGTGCCGACACCTTTTTGGCGGCGTCTTTCGCCTTTGCCATCAGAGCGTCGTACTGCATAGCCTTGCGGGCGAGGATGACGTTACGGTGGTCGGTGAAGTCCGACTCGCGCTCGTCAAAGCCTTGCTGCCCAAGGTATTCTTTGATCTTCGCCACTTCGGTTTTAGCCTTGGCCGGGTCTTTCCACTCGGGGAGCTTGGCAAGAAGCTGCTCGTGCTGCTCCGCGAGATAGCGACGTTCGGACTCCGCTTTCTCCGTGTTGCGTTGATCGTTGACCTTCTGTAGCTCCTGTTGGGCCTGCCCAAGCTCCACTTGTCGTCGCTGGACGATGTGTTGCAAGCGCAGGTACTCCACCGGGTCCGACTGCAGAAGTTCTTCTGTGAGTTGCGCGGCAATCGCCTGCACCTCGTAGTTCGCTTGGTTCGCGAACGTTTCCAATTTCTGTGCGTAGGTTTCACGCTCTTGGCGCGCCTTCGCCACTTCAGCCTCAGCAGCCTTACGCTGCTCAGCGGCTTCCATCGTTTTCTTCGTGTAGTCGGCCTGACGGAGTTGGCCCTTGTAGGCCTCCGCCATTTCGTCAGCGGTCAGCTCAACGTCTTTGCCGTCTACCTTAATCGTGAACTTCTGCGGCTCTGCGGCTTGCTCGTCTTCCGGCTTAGCCTCATCGCTCGCAGCTTCGGCGGCAATGCGCTCAGCGGCTTGTTCTTCCGTCTCTTCGCCGGCACGCTGCTCGCCCTGCTGCTCGGCGCCCTCGGAACCACCCAGCAGTGCATCAAATGCTGCCGCTGCGCCGTGCGCGTCGAGTTCCGAATTGCCTTGATCTTCTGTGCTCATCTTTGCCTTCCTGGATTCCTCACGGAGTGTCCAAAGTGTTTAAAGCGCGACGATTTCGCCGCTGGTTAACTGGTAGGCCGGATCGCCCACCTGAATCTCTGCGTTGATGCCGTTGCCAAGGTCGAGCAATTCGCCCTCTGCTGCCGGATGCCACACGCGCACCACATGGCGAGGCTCAGCAAGTGCTGCCGCTAGTACTGCCCCGAAATCCACTCTTTTGCACGCTGGAGCTTCGTCTTGTTGTGCTCCATCTCCGCATACGCCAGTCTCCCGTCGTCCAGAGTCGCCTCCAGCACCACTCTCAGCTTGTGCAGCAGCTTTACCGTAATGAACAACTTTTCGCGGCCTTCCTCGTCGCGGGCTGGTGAGTTCTTCCATGCGTCGATGTACTCCCTTTCGATGTCTTCAAAGGCCTGTGCGAACGCCTCGTTCTCCAGCACCTGGCGCGCCTTGTCGCCGTCATACACCCGCCGTTCAAGCGTCTTGGCCATCGTTGGCTACGTCCTTATTGGCTTCGGTTTCTGCGGCCTGCAGCGCGGCGTCTTGCTTCTGCTTGGCGGTGATCTGAGCGATGACGACTTGGTTATCAAGCTGGCGCTCGACCTTCCATTGTTCGAACGCCATTTCGCGCTCACGCTCGGCAGCGCGGTTTTGCTCCTTCATGGCGTTGAACTCGGCTTCGTACTGCAGCTTGAGCGCGTGCTTTTCGGCCTCGGCCTGCTGGCGGTTCGCGTCAATGCGCATCTGCGCCTCGGCGTCCACCTGAGCTTTGTAGCGGGCGCTTTCTGCGTCCATCTGCGCCTGCTGCGCCTTCAGTGCTGTGTCGCGCTGGTGCGCCTGATCGTCCAGTTGCGCCTTGACGATGGCCGGATCTTGCTGCGGCTGCTTCGGCGGCATCTTCTGCGGGTCAGTAAAGAACTGGTCAGCGTTCTTGAAGCCCAGCGTTTCAGCCAGCTTCGTATCCGCGTTGTAGAGATTTTCGGGCGTGGCGTAGCCGATTTGGAGCGCCGCTACCTGCGCCTGTTTCAGGGCCATCAGGTGGGCGACTTGCTGGTCTTTGTTGCCAGTGCCAAGGCCGACGTTGATTGTCAGGTCAAACTGATTCGTCCACTCGCGCGGATCGATGTTTGCCCACTCGCTGCCCAGCTTGACCTGCTCGGCCTTGTCTTGATACTGCGTGACCAACCGCAGCATCTTCTTAAACAGGAGCGTGAAGCCTGTTTCAGCCATCGTGCGCGCTATGATTTCTACCCGCGAGTCGGCGCGATTGGTGATGATGTTCGACTGCGTGGCGGTCTGCGCAAGCTGCACATTGCCGCCCTGGCTGTTACGCTGCCAGCCGGTCGTTTCCTCTGCGGCCTGCTCCTCGTACTCCAGCATCGACATTGCGCCGCCAATGTCGCTCATACCCTGCTGGAGCGGGCTAACAGCGTTCAGTGACTTAGCGCGAACGATGCCGCCTGGACGATTGTTCAGCAGGTCATCGAGGTTAACTTGCCCCTCAATGGCCACCGTGCGCCCGTTCACCTGCAAATACAGGTTGTCGAGCATCGCACGCTTGAGGCTCGTCTTCACCTTCTGCGGCTGGACGCCAAGATCAGCAGGGCAAAGACCAAAATAGGTATGCGGCAGCGGGATAGATGCAAGGTCAACAAACGGGTTTGCCTCAACCTGCTCACGCTCAAGGATCTGCCCACCAGCGCGGACCACCTTGTGCAGTGCCGGCGCCTTCCCATCCAACGGGCCATAAACGTAGCACTCGTCCACCCACACGATGCGGGCGTCAGGGTCTTGTGGCTCACTCGGCGCGTTCAGCAGGTTCTGGATACCGTACGGATCGCGCTCCAGAGCCTCGGGCGTCATCGCAGTCTCATCACCGCTGATGTCGTCCACGTTCTTGTAGCCGCTGGCCCGCAGTTCGCCAATGGTGCGACGGACTCGGTGAGCCTTGAACGTGCGATCGTCAATGTGCTTGCAGGCGCGAGCGACGATCATTTCCTCTGGCGGGATATTCTCGATGCACAGCTTGCCACCCTTCTTCGTGCGCTTGAGCGTCACATCGTAGAGCAAGGGGATTGGCTGCGAAGCCAACGCCTCACGCTGGGCCTGCGCTTGCTGGAGTTGGGCAGCAGTGTTCGGATCAGCCATTGCGGCCTGCGCCATCTGCGCCAACTGCTGGTCAACCTGAGCAAGCATCTGCTCATGCTGCTTCTGCGCGTCAGGATCCGGATACGCCTCCTGATCGACCGGCTCGACCTCATCATCATCCAACAGCAGCGCAAGCTGAACGTCAGTCTGCCCGCGATACTCCTCCTCAGTCACGATGGGCGTGTCATCCCACCAGACTTTGACGAAGCCCTTCTTGGACTTGAGCGCGTCCATAATCCAGGCGTAGATAATCTCGTAGCCCGAATTCTTCTTGCGAAGGATGTAGTTGAGGTAGTCGGTAGCTTGCTTGGCCTTCTGCTCGTCGTCCGGATGCGTTGGCGAGAACTCCACGACCGAATCAGTGCCGCAGAAGATCTTCATCAGCGGCGCGTGCATGCCTAGGACGACATCACGCACGGTCGTGTCTACAACGGACGAACGACCCTCGATCTCAGGCGGCGCGAGTTCGCCCTTGGGCAGAGCCAAGAAGAAGTATTCAGCGCGTCGCCGCTGTGCGGACAGCTCGGAGGACGAACCAACGTAGCCGGTTGCGTCTTGAATCTCCGCGTCTGTCAGCGACAGCAACTCATCATCAGAGAGTCGTGCCATAAGTTGGGGGCGCTATCACAGCGATACCCAATGAGTTGAATTCGGCTAAATTATAGGGTTAGTTTTGGGGGGCAAATTCCACTATGCATAGCCTAGTCGGCCATAGTTAAGCGAGCCGCCCCACTCTTCGTTTCGCATGTCATCCGCGTTGATCGCGACATAGCGCAGATTGTCGGCGCCATGAGACCACTCATCATGCAGTGGTGCGCCAGGCTCCTGCGTCTGCTGGTTGATCGAGCGCCGGTAACGCTTCGCACACTGCACCAGCCGCGAAGTCTTGGCCTTATCGAAGTAGAAGCGCCCGAAGGCCATGCGCGTGACGCGAATGCCATCCTCAACGGGCATGTTCGGCGTGATCTTCACGTTCCAGCCTAGCGCCTCCATAATCTCTTTCGCGCTCTTGCCTGTCTGGATATTCTTGTGTTGGCCATCGTGAGGCAGGTACACGTTGCCCCAGTTGTAGCCCTTGAGCTTGAGGTCTGCGGAGTAGCTATCCAGCGTCCTGCGGTTGTCTTCGATGTACTCGATGATGCGCAGCTCGGATGCGTGCTTCTGAACCAAGCTGATAGCCATTGCGTCATTCCAGCCAAGGTCGAACACCACGTGAACCTTGAGCATCGGGTCATACGGCACGTTGCAGATGCGGCCCGCCTGCTCAGCTGAAGCCATTTCGTCGTAGTAGATCGCGCCAGCCACTGCAGGCTTACACTTGCCGCCCCAAATGTTGTCGTAGTCCTTCGGCTGCTTGGTGAGGCAGTCTAGCCGCTCCTGCTCTAGCTTCTCGGTGAACCATGGGTTATCGACGTAATTCATCTGCACGACCACAGCACCAGTCGGCGGGTCAGCGACGAACATTTGATAGGTCACGTCCGTTTCCAGCTCGGGATTAAACGTGATCCAGATTTCAGAGCCGGGCTTACGGATGGTCGGGCGCAGAACGTCCCATGACTTTTTGCTGACTGCCTGGGCCTCTTCCACCCAGCAGATATCGACGCCCTCAAATGACTTGATAGTCGTGACGGTATGCTGCGCGAGGCCTGAATAGTTGATCGTCGTGCCGTTCTTGCCGCGTATCTCGTAGGCCATCACATCGTAGAATTCGGATAGCCCAAGCTCAGCCACCTGATCCTTTAACAGCGTGTGAACTGAGTCCTCAATGGATTTCTGCACCTCTCGGGCGCAAAGGATGCGGAGCGGCTTCTGAGCGCCAAGGATCAGCAGCGCACGCGCAAAACCCCATGACTTACCGGAGCCTCGGCCACCATGCGCCACCTTGTAGGGCGCCGGCTCAAACAGGAATTGCAGCTTGCCGGGGAACTTAGCCGTCTGCATTGGACTTTACGAACTCGACGCGGATGCCAGAGAACAGGTGCTCACCATCCGGACCAGCGCCGTTCACCTGTAACGGCAAGACCTTGCCAACGAGCGTGAGGAAGGCTGCAGGCTTCTCTTTTGCCTGCTCCATAAGGTAATCGACCCCGCCCGCGCCTTCCAGCGCGTCGAGGATCATCTGCTTTACCTCTGCCGTAGCCTTGTTGGGCGAACCCTTCGGCCTGCCCTTACCGGCATTCCCCCTATTTGCGCCTACTTTAGGCCCCTGCTCGTCTGCCATAGTCCTCTCAGGATTCAGCCTGGCTGATTGTCCTGCCCTAGTTGTTTGCCAATCTCAGCGGCTGCGCGAACGATGGCGCGGCGGTAATCGCGCTCGTGCTCGGCCGCGCAATAACTCGCTGTATCGATTTCACTGCGGTACGCCTCGACAGCGGGCTCGGCACCAATGCCCGTAGATTGCCATTCGATGTCGATCTTGAGAGCAGCAGCCAGCCTTAGTGCGTCGCCGTCATCCACAAGCGGGTCCCAGTGCACCCACATCGCCGCCATGAATACACCCTCACGCATTGGAAGGCGCGGGCCCAGATAGCAGCCATGCCCCTCGCGTTGTGCATAGTCGAAGTCGAGCGGGGCGATCCCCGCCGCCTTCGCCGCCTGTTCCAACAGTTCGCGATCATTCATCACCCTCTCCCAAATAGCGCCGCCACCATCCTATCCCGCCCATGCTCACCCCTCGGCCAGTCCGACCAGATGACGCGCTTGATGTCGTTCTTCGGCGCTTCCTCCTCCTCGGCCTTGATCCATATTGCCCCGCCTTCGATCTTCTCTTTGCGGAGCAGCCCTAGCGTGTGAGCCATGAACTTCAAGTGACTGTACGCTTCCTTGCGATCCATGCCGATTACCTGCGCTATCTCCCAGCACTGTTTCGGGCCGGAGTCCATAACAGACAGGATGCGGTCTGCTACTTCGTTTCT